GGACATAAACGAGTATTTAAGTTTGGGTACAACGCAGAAATACAAGACGTAGAAGAAACTATTTGGGAGAATGGTGGCATCTATGCGTACCCATCTAGTGCAGTTGCCATGACAGTTACTAGTGCATCCGGGGCTACAGACAATGGTGTTCTTGTTACTGTGCAAGGACTAGATAGTAGCTACAATCAAATATCTGAAGAGGTTACTCTTGCGGGTTCTGGTACGTCTACTACCACATCAACTTTCTTAAGAGTGTATAGAGGTTTTATTTCAGGCTCTACAGAACCGGATGGTGTTATTTCAATTGCTAATGGCGGCACTACATATGCTAGTATCAATGGTGACCATCAAACTTTAATGGCATTATGGACTGTTCCTGCAGGCTATACTGCTTATTTATTTCAGTACGATGTTACAGCATTTACTGAACAAAATAACAAAGTTGCAACAATTAGAATTTTAACTCGTGAGTTAAACGGGGTATTTAGAACCCAACATATTTTTGATACTTTCCAAGCTTCTTTTCATCAAGCTATAGAAGCACCTATTCCAATACCAGAAAAAACAGACATTGAATTTAGGGCAATTGCTTCTAGTAGTAATGCAAATTTAAAACTATCAGCAGCTTTTGATATTATATATATAGCGAATACAGCACCATGAACCCAACAAAAAATCGTACCGTAGGCGTAGAGCTAACGACAGCTAATCAAGATTTGTACACTGTTCCGGCTAAATACGAAACAAACATTAAAAGTATTTACGTAAATAATGCTTCTAGTAGTTCGGTTTCTTTTAGTCTAGATTGGTATGACAGTCAAACTTCTACTTATCATACTATGGCAGAAACAGTCAATCTTGTTCCTAATAGCCTTCTTCAAATTACTGAAAGTATGTGGCTATACAAAGCAGATAAATTTAGGGGCCTAGCTAGTGCTAACAGCGCAGTAACTATAATCTTTAATGTTGAAGAAGCATACATTCCTCAAAGGAGTTAAATATGCCAGTAGCTAAACGTAAAGCTAAAAAGAAAAGTACCGTCAATTCCGCAGGCAACTATACAAAGCCTACTATGCGAAAGAATTTATTTAATAGAATAAAAGCAGGTACTAAAGGTGGTAAGGCCGGACAATGGTCTGCTCGTAAAGCACAGATGCTTGCTAAACAGTATAAAGCAAAAGGTGGCGGATATAAGTAATGGCACTATCTAAATCACAAAAGTCTTTAAATAAATGGACTAGAGAAGAGTGGGGCACTAAATCTGGAAAACCCTCTACTCAAGGAAAGTCTGCGACAGGTGAAAGGTACTTACCTAAAAAAGCCATAAAAGCCTTGACAAGTTCGGAGTACTCTGCTACAACTAGAGCAAAACGAGAAGGCACAGCTAAAGGTAAGCAGTTTGTAAAGCAACCTAAAAACATTGCAAAGAAAGCTGCGAAGTTTAGACGAGGCTAATAAAATTAAATACATTAATAGGGTTGACACCCGTTACATGAGATAGTATAATGCCAAGACAATTAAGTGAAAAACAAAAAACATTACTTGCAGTATTATTTGAAGAAGCAGGCGGAGATATTATCGCAGCTAAAAAACTTGCAGGTTATTCTGACAGCAGTAATACTTCTGAGATAGTCAAAGGGCTTAAAGAAGAAATATTGGAAGCTACTCAAATGTATATGGCACGTAATGCACCTAAAGCTGCAATGGCTATGGTGGGTGGTTTATTTGACCCTACTGAATTGGGTATTAAAGATAAACTATCTGCGGCTAAAGAATTATTAGACCGCACTGGTATTGTAAAAACAGATAAAGTACAAGTAGAAGCTAAGGGTGGAATAATGTTAATGCCACCTAAAGCTGCTGTAGTAGAAGAAGACGATGACTAAAAGTATAGGTAAGTGGAAACTTCCACAACCAACAGACATTAAAGACGAAAACGAATGGGTACAAATCCCTCGTATTGCACGTACCGTACCTTTCGGATATATAGTTAATGAATACGACCCCCAAATTCTTGACCCAATACCTATCGAACTGGACTTGCTTGAGAAGGCAAGAAAATTTATAAAGCAATACTCATATCGTGAAGTAGCTAATTGGCTTAGTACTAATTCCAATAGATACATTTCTCACGTAGGGTTAAGAAAACGGTTACAGAATGAGCGACAGCGTAAGAACCAAGCTAAAAGCCTCCGTGAGTGGGCAGCGTATGCGGAAAAAGCAATCCGTAAAGCGGAAACCCTCGAAGAAAAAAGAACGGGTGCAAAAGAAGCAGTCTCCTAAACCAGAAGTTAAAGTGGTTGAGTATGAGACGCAGGCTATTGAAGAAACAGCCAATGTATTATTTAAACCTAATACCGGACCACAAACAGATTTTCTAGCAGCTAGTGAGAGAGAAGTACTGTACGGGGGAAGTGCCGGTGGTGGTAAAAGTTATGCGATGTTAGCGGACCCCCTTCGTTACATGGGCCATCCACAATTTAGTGGATTACTTCTTCGACATACCACAGAGGAACTTCGTGAACTTATCTTCAAGTCACAAGAGTTGTATCCGAAGATATGGCCCGGCATAAAATGGTCTGAGCGTAAGATGCAATGGACCGCTCCTTCGGGAGCAAGATTATGGATGTCTTACCTTGATAGAGATGATGACGTATTACGCTATCAAGGTTTGGCATTTAGTTGGATAGGCTTTGACGAACTAACGCAGTGGTCTAGCGAATATGCATGGAATTACATGCGAAGTCGTTTGCGCTCTACTGCTCCTGACTTACCTATCTTTATGAGAGCAACGACTAACCCCGGTGGTAGGGGACATGCGTGGGTTAAGAAAACATTTATTGACCCTGCTCCTTATAACACAGCATTTGATGCTACGGATAATGAAACCGGAGAAGTCTTGCGGTATCCTGCCGGCCACGTTAAGGCAGGGAAGCCTTTGTTTAAAAGGCGTTTCATACCGGCAAGGCTATCGGATAACCCACACCTTTCTAAGGGTGGTGACTATGAAGCAATGCTACTGTCACTTCCTGAACAACAAAGAAGACAGTTGTTGGAAGGCGATTGGGACATCAAAGAAGGTGCAGCCTTTACTGAGTTCAATCGTGACATACATGTAGTTGAGCCTTTTGAAATACCTTCTAATTGGGTTAAGTTTAGAGCATGTGACTATGGGTATGGAAGTTGGAGTGGCGTTCTGTGGATAGCAGTAGCTCCTTCCCAACAACTTATTGTGTATCGTGAGCACTATGTAACTAAAGTATTGGCTACTGATTTAGCAGACCAGATACTTGATTTAGAGGCAGGCGATGGAAACATTAAGTATGGCGTACTTGATAGTTCTCTTTGGCATAAACGTGGAGATACTGGCCCTAGCCTAGCAGAACAGATGATACAAAAGGGTTGTCGTTGGCGACCCTCAGACAGAAGTAAAGGCAGTCGTGTTGCCGGTAAAAACGAAATACACAGAAGATTACAAGTAGACGAGCACACAGAAGAACCTAGACTTGTATTCTTTAATACTTGTACTAATATAATTTCACAACTACCTTCACTACCAATAGACAAGAAAAATTCAGAAGATATTGATACTACTTCAGAAGACCACTTGTATGATGCTTTAAGATATGGTATAATGTCACGACCTAAATTTAGCATATTTGATTACGACCCATATGGTCACACAAGTCAACAATACGTAGCTGATTCAACCTTTGGATACTAAATATGGCAGAAGACGAAATTTTAATTGAAGACGAAGCGATAGCGTTAGATGATGCAGAAGATACTTCTTATGACGATACTCCTGCTGAAAATATTATTCCCTATATTATGGAACGCTATCAAAAGGCAGAAGACTACAGGCAGCAAGATGAAGACCGTTGGTTAAGTTCTTATAGAAACTACCGTGGTTTATACGGACCTGATGTACAGTTTACTGAAGTTGAAAAGTCTCGTGTATTTATTAAGGTAACAAAGACAAAAACATTAGCAGCCTACGGTCAAATCGTAGATGTACTTTTTGCTAACAATAAGTTTCCTCTTTCTATTGACCCTACTGAATTACCAGATGGTGTAGTAGAGTCAGTTAACTTTGACACTCAGCCTGTTCCTCCGGGAGCAGAAGAAGCTATGCAAAAGCCTAGCATGGAAAGCCCTTATGGTTTTAATGGGGACGGTAAAGAGTTAGAGGCAGGTGCTACTATAAAAACTTTACAAGAAAAGTTAGGCCCTCTTGCAGATAAACTTAGTCCTGTAGAAGACAAACTTAAAGAAGGTCCTGCTACAGTTCCTAGTGCGGTTGAGTTTAGTCCTGCAATGATTGCAGCTAAGAAAATGCAAAAGAAAATTCATGACCAACTAGAAGAGTCTGGTGCTAATAAAAACTTACGCAGTAGTGCATTTGAACTAGCTCTGTTTGGTACAGGGATTATGAAAGGTCCTTTTGCTACAGATAAAGAATATCCTAATTGGGATGACGAAGGTGAATACTCACCTATATTTAAAACAATCCCACAAGTTTCTCACGTTTCAGTGTGGAATTTTTATCCTGACCCCGATGCAAATAACATGGACGAAGTTCAGTATGTAATTGAAAGACATAAACTGTCTCGCACACAATTGCGTAATCTGAAGAAACGTCCATACTTCCGTGATAATGTTATTGATAGCTGTATTGAGATAGGTGAAAATTATACTAAGAAGTATTGGGAAGATGATTTAGCTGACTATGCTCCTGAGCATGGTATAGATAGATTTGAAGTGCTAGAATACTGGGGTATGGTTGATACTGAAATGCTTGAAGAGCAGAATGTAGAAATACCAAAAGAGTTGCAAGGCTTTGACGAGCTACAAGCAAACGTATGGATATGTAACAATAAAGTTATTCGCATGGTTCTTAATCCGTTTAAGCCTGCAAAAATTCCATATGCTGCTGCTCCATTTGAGCTTAACCCATACTCATTCTTTGGTATTGGTATTGCGGAGAACATGGAAGATACGCAGACACTAATGAATGGTTTCATGCGTATGGCAGTAGATAATGCTGTTCTATCCGGTAACTTGCTTATTGAGGTAGACGAAACTAACCTAGCACCGGGACAAGACTTATCTGTGTATCCGGGTAAGGTATTCCGCAGACAGGGTGGTGCACCGGGACAAGCTATCTTTGGTACTAAGTATCCAAATGTCTCTAGCGAAAACATGATGATGTTTGATAAAGCTAGACAGCTATCTGATGAAAGCACAGGACTACCGTCTTTCGCACATGGTCAGACAGGTGTATCTGGAGTAGGCCGTACTGCTAGTGGTATTAGTATGCTTATGAACGCAGCTAGTGGCAGCATTAAGAATGTTATTAAGAATGTAGACGACTACTTGTTACGGCCTCTTGGTGAAGGTTTCTTCCGCTTTAACATGCAGTTTGATTTTGACCCAAGTATTAAAGGTGACTTAGAAGTTAAGGCACGGGGCACAGAAAGTTTGATGGCTAACGAAGTACGTAGCCAAAGACTTATGCAGTTTTTACAGATTGCAAGTAGTCCTGCTCTTGCTCCGTTTGCTAAGTTCCCATATATTATTCGTGAGATTGCGAAGTCAATGGACCTTGACCCTGAGAAAGTTACAAACAGTATGGGTGATGCTGCACTACAAGCAGAGATTTTAAAAGGCTTCCAAATGCAACAGCAGCCACCAGAAGGGCAAGGTGCTCCCGCAGGAGCAGATGCTATGGATACTAGTGGAGCAGGTGGCGGAAACATAGGTGTAGGACAGACTCCTGTACCGGGTGAACAAGGATTTAGTGGAAACAATGGACAAGCAAATACTGGGCCGACTGAAGCCCCTAGCAACCAACAACCGCCAGTGGCAGGCGTTTAGTGATTATCTTGATGCAACTATAACACAGCAGCACAAAGCACTTGAGCAAGCAGATAATACAGTTATTATGCATCGTGCTCAAGGAGCTATTACGACATTAAGAAAATTAAAACTATTAAGAGATGAAGTAATAAATAATGGCTAATATAAAAAGCACACTAGCTAAACAATTGGCAGATGCATTTGGAAAATCTGTAAGTTCTAAAAATGCAGATAACGCTGCTGATGCAATAGCTGCAGTTAGACAAAGACATACAGAAACCCCAGTTGCTAATTTAGACGATGCCGAAAAGCTTGCCGAAGTTAGACAAAGAAATACAGAAACCCCAGTTGATAATTTAGACGATGCCGAATTACGAAAAGCCAAATTACGAGAAGCCGACTTAGAGAGAGCAAACAAGCTTATAGAGAGTGATGCTGGCTTAAAAGAATGGAAAGAATTAAATACACTTCCTGAAAGTCAAAGACAAAAGAATATTCCCGAAGCACAAAAAGCGGCAGAAGACTTATACGAAAACAAAATTACTGGTCAGGAATCTAGAAAACGTATTAAAGAAATTTTTCCAGAGCCAGAACTTTATACAGCAGAAACAATGCCTGAAATGCCTAATGTTACAGATACTGTAGGTTCAATGGGTAAAAAAGCAAGAAGGGTTGGTATAGTAAGGGTTAAAAAACCCGGAGAACAAGAGGCGTTTGATTTAGAACAGGGTGAAAGAGTTGGTGCTAGATTAGATATTCCTGCGTACAATAACTATAATAAATGGATAGTGTCTATTCACGATGGTAAAATCCGTAGTGGTAAGAGTAAGGGCTATGCACAAGCAATACGGCTTACAAATATTGAGTTTGGTTCTAATCCTAAAGAGGCATTAAATATTGCAAAGGGTGGCAATAAAGCAACGATAGCCAGAATGTTTGGTGACTATGAGCCAGAAGACCCTTATAAATTATATGAGTTAGCTAAAAAAATATTGCAAGAAAAAAATCCTGAATGGACTCAGATAGGCATGAATCCTTACAGAGGCAGTTACTTTTACGATAAAGTAACAGGAATGCCTGTAACAAAAGCAGATGAGGTTATTCAAATAGGACCTCTTGTGCTTGCAAAAAATGTGCAAGGCCTAGGGCAAAAAGTAAAGCCTTCCTTGTCTGAGATTAAAAAACTTTTTAATTCTAGTGCTGCTAGAACAAAAGATGGAAAAATAAGAATTTTTAATGAGGGCGGAATGGCTAATCAAGAAACTCGTTCTATTAGCAACGATGAAATTACAAAACATCATTTTAGAAATTTGGCCAATGGTACTGCCGTTCGTAATGAAGACGGCAGTGTTTCTACTGTGTACACTAGACAGGTTGACTTACCTAATCAAGAAGGAAAAAAAGTTCCTACTTTAATTCCCTCTGTGTATGATGGAAAAATCTTAAGTGAAAAAGACGCGGTAGAACGTGCCGTACGTAGTGGACTAACTTATCCTACAGCACCTACACATGAAGAACTTAGAGAGTTTGATAAACAGATACACAAAAGTATGAAGGATATACCTGCAGAAGAAGCTGCTAGTATATTAGGGGGACTCGAACCAAAAATGAATGAGGGTGGCATGGCTAAACAAATGGAAATGTTTGATACAAAAGAAGTGACTAGTTCAGAAGTGCCTACAGAAGAAGGTGGCCTTATGGACGAAGGTGGTTCTATTGATGAAGTATCAGGTAATGATGTTCCGGTAGGTTCGCTTAAAGAGGAAGTACGTGACGATATTCCTGCACAGTTAAGTGAAGGTGAGTTTGTGCTACCTGCTGACGTTGTGCGCTATCATGGTTTAGATAAGATTATGAGACTTCGTGACGAAGCAAAAATAGGACTTGCTCGCATGGAAGCTATGGGACAAATGGGTAATTCAGAAGAAGCGGTACTTCCAGACGATACTCCCTTTAGTTTAGATGACCTTGACTTAGAAGAAGATGCAGTTGCAAACGATACACTAGAAATGAATGTCGGTGGTTTAGTGCCACAACAACAACCTTATGGCGTTGTTCAACCCTTTCAAGTAGGTACACCTAATTATGCAACAGGCACATATCAAATGCCCTCTGCCTTTGCTAATTACCAACAGCAATTTGTTCAGCCTGCACCTGTGCAACAACCACAAATTAATACTGCTCCTATTCAACCATTAGTGCCAACCTACACACAAGAAGTGCCAGAACAAAGACAGTATAATTTTTCAGAGTTAATGCCTAGAACAGTAGATATGGAAACTAAAAATGCATTAGGTAGAACTACTGCAGGAAACATAGATTACTCTAATTCTTTATACAGTGGTACTAGATTAGGAGATGAGAAAAAAGGTAGTAGTGTTGTTGGTGATGTAGCTAAAACAGCAGCAGTTGGTTATGGACTGACGAAGCTAGGTGTAGATAACTTTATAGGTAGCGGTGTTGAAAAAGGTATTGCTAAAGCAGGTACTTTCCTTAAAGGTCTAGGTGGAAAATCAGGAACACCAGTAATTACAGGAGCTATGTATGATGAAGCAGCTAAAGCGGCAGCAGTTAAAGCGGCAGCAGTTAAAGCGGCAGCTATGCCAACACTAAATACGGCAGGGTTAACTATAAAGCCTGCTATTTCTTCAGTATCTGGTATGGGTGCAGGAACAAGTATGAGTGGTATGACAGGTTCAGGAAGTGGCTTACTAAGTAGCTCTGCTGCAGGTAGTAAAACTCTTGGTGGCAAAACTCTTGGAGCCAAACTGGGTGCAGCAGCAGCTCCTGCTTTTGCAGCGGCAGTAACTGCATTTGCTTTATATAAAGGTTTGTTTGGCATGGAAAGTGCGGCAGACAGAATGAGGAAATATCATAAAGGACTAGATAAAAAACGATTAGAGGATTCTGGTTTTTATGCATATAGAGATGCTATTGAAAGTTTTACCGGCATGGACTATGGAGATTACATTAAAAGTATAACTCCTCCAAGAAATCCATATCAAAGGGCTACAGACAATTTGCCTAAAACCGATGATGGTTTTCAAGAAGAAGAAATGTTAATGAATTATTATAAGAATACTGCTCGTGGTCAAAAAGAAATGTCAAACTTTTACGCTGCAAACCCTAAGTTCTTTACACCAACAGGTGAGAGAGTATTCCCTGAAGGTCCACTAGGAGACATGCAAAGAGCCGCTCAAGAGTATCGTCAGTCAGGCGGTAAGCGTGGACTATCACCAATGCAGATAGTAAATCAAATGGCTAAAGATGAAAAATTACTAGACGCTATGGAAAATCATCCTGAAGCTTTTAAAGAAGCTATTGCAGTGGGTAGTCAATCTGTAACAGAAGAAGATGTAGCAGAGATACAGGCTGCTACAGAAAAAAACCCACAGGCATAAAGTATTCTAAACTGTCTACCAATAAAGGTATTACAGTTAGACAACGTGAACTAACGACACGATATTCGTTAGATTAACTGGCTTACCCACCCCCCTCAACCGGCTACGGTGGCCCCATAAGGAGTAAGAAAATGGCAGAACCTGCTATTATGGCTGAAGAAATGCAGTCACCTAAAAAAGTTGCGTTTGCAAATCGTAAATATACTAACGAAGAAAAACGCAAAATGGAAGAAGAAGAACTAGAGCAACTAATTAAAGAGCAACGTGGCGAAACGGAAGAAACAGCTACAGACACAAAAGAAGTTGCGGAAGAAGCACAAGAAGCTGAACCCACTAGCGCAGAAGAAAAGACATTTAAAAAGCGTTACGGTGACTTGCGAAGACACACTCAAGAAAAAGAAAAGAAGTTTCAGTCTGAATTAGACGAACTTAAAAAGCAATTAGACAGTGCCACACGTAAAGAGATAAAACTTCCTACCTCTGAAGAAGACTTAGAGAAGTGGAGTGCAGAGTATCCAGATGTAGCAGCAATCGTTGAGACTATTGCCATTAAGAAAGCTAAAGAGCAATCCAAAGCTTTAGAGGGCAGAATAAAAGCAGTAGACGAAATGCAGTACAATGCACAAAAAGAAAAAGCGGAAGCAGAGCTTATACAATTACACCCGGACTTTGGGGAAATTCGTGACAGTGATGACTTCCACAATTGGGCAGAAGAACAACCACAATGGGTTCAGAACGCCTTATATGAAAATGATAATGATGCTAGGTCTGCTGCAAGAGCAATAGACTTGTATAAAGCCGATAGAGATATTACAACTAAAAAATCTTCTAATGGCAAAGATGCAGCAAAATCAGTTAACTCTCGTAACAGTCGTAGTAAACCTCAAGAGAATGAGTCATCTACATACTTACGTGAGTCTCAAGTTCACAAGATGTCTCCTCAAGAATATGAGAAGAAGTCTGATGAAATTATAGAAGCTATCCGTAGTGGAAAGTTTATCTATGATATGTCTGGTTCCGCCAGATAAAAAGTGTTGACAAATAGTTATGTGTAAGTATAACTAGAGACACTTAGGTGTACCTGTGTTGCGCGACATGGGTACACTTAATACCGCAAACAATCTCAGTCTTACGGATTACCTGACAAGCATGGCCCGTTGAATATTTGGTTGGCCGACTAAATACAATACGCACCCATAGTAACTCAGCCTCCTATATAGTCTGGTGAGTTTGCATCTGTTAAATAACCCGTCCAATTCCGGACAAAACTACCAATCTAGGAGAAACTATTATGGCTTTTAATTCAGCCTCTGGTTATAACAATCTTCCTAACGGTAACTTTTCTCCCGTTATTTACAGCAAACAGGTGCAACTTGCTTTCCGCAAGGCCGCTGTTTGTGAAGCAATTACCAACAACGATTACTTTGGTGAAATTGCTGCAATGGGTGATTCCGTTAAGATTATTAAAGAACCGGAAATCACAGTAAAGGCTTATGAGCGTGGTACAACTATCACACCACAAGACCTTGACGATGAAGACTTCAATCTAACTATCGACAAAGCAAACTACTTTGCATTTAAAGTCGATGACATTGAAGAAGCACACAGCCACGTAAACTTCCAATCACTTGCAAGTGACCGTGCTGCGTACCGCCTCGCTGACCAATTTGACCAAGACGTTCTTGGCTATCTTGCCGGCTTTAAACAATCTGCCCTACATGGTTCTGCAGACACTGTTAACGATGTTGTTAATGGTTCTAAAGCAGTATCAACTGCAGGTTCAGATGAATTACTTGCAAGCATGAAATTGGATGCTAGCGACTTTAACAGTGGTACTGCAGGAGAAGCTATTGCTATTCTTCCACGTACAGGTTCAGGTGCTGCTCCAACAAACGCAGGTGATGCAAACCCACTACAAGTTATTGCTCGTATGGCCCGTAAGCTTGACCAACAAAATGTTGACTCACAAGGCCGTTGGCTTGTTCTTGACCCAGTATTCATCGAAGTATTGAAAGACGAAGACTCTCGTCTATTTAATGCTGACTTCGGTGGTTCAGGTCTAATGAACGGCATTGTTAGCAGTAACATTCATGGTTTTACTGTGTACGCATCAAACAATCTACCATCAGTAGGTACTGGTTCTTCTTTCGCAGGAGTAAACAGTGCAGTTAACTACGGTGCGATTGTTGCAGGACACTCTTCTGCTGTTGCAACTGCAGAGCAGATTAATAAAACCGAAACATACCGTGACCCTGACAGCTTTGCTGACATTGTTCGTGGTATGCATTTGTATGGCCGTAAGATTCTTCGCCCTGAAGGTCTTGTGAATGCCATCTATCACTTAGCATAAGGGGAGTTGAGATATGACTGGATATACAGCCGCTGATAACGTAGCCCGTGGGAATGATGCCCGTGGTCGTAAGCCTTATCTAATTCAAAACACTCTCGACATTGCTGCACAAATCGCAGTTAATGGTGCTGACTATGGAGCCGGTGACACAGAAACAATGCTTAATGTACCAAAAGGTACAGCTATTCTTTCTGCGGGTATTGAAGTTGTTACTTCAGCTACTGGTACTACAGGCACTGTTGACTTAGGTTTCACAGGCGGTGTTGTTGATAAGTACGTTGATGGTCTTGACATTGTTGGTGCATCAGACGGGGACTACGGTTCTACGCCTGCTGCCGAAGCTGCTCAAGTTATGGTCACAACTGCTGACGATACTATCGACCTACTATTCGTCACTGAAGATGCTCTTACTGCAGGTAAACTGCGTGTATGGGCTGTCTGCATGGACGTAAATGACATTGGCGTTATGGATGCTTCTGAAGTAGACCGTGATGCTCTTGCATAAATAATTGTGTGAGGGGGCGGCTAGGTTTCGCACTGACCGTCCCCCACATTTTTACTTAGAAACAAAGGATTTATAAATCATGGCAATCACAACTGCAATGTGCAATAGCTTTAAGACAGAAATATTGGGTGGTATCCATGATGTAGATACTGACTCTATTAAATTAGCTTTAATCAAAGCTTCCCCTACTGGCACGTATAATGCTAGTACAACAAATTATTCAGACGTAACAGGCAATAGTGATGAAGCATCCGGCACTAACTATAGTGCAGGCGGACAGGTACTTGACTCTGCTGCTATTTCTTTATCTGGTTCTACTGCAATTGTAGACTTTGCAGATGAAGTATTTAGCGATGTTACAGTCTCAGCAGACGGATGTATTATTTATAATGCAGGCCAATCAAATAAGGCAATTGCCGTAATAGATTTTGGTGGTACTGTAAGTGCTACTGCAGGCGACTTAACAATTGAATTTCCTGCAGCCGATGCTAGTAATGCGGTTATTCGTATAGCATAGGACATACATAATGGCTACTGTATCAGCAATCTACGGAACCGCTATATATGGTTCCTCAGAATACGGGGTCGTAAATGTATCTGCTTCTTTATCTGGAGTAGCTGCTACAGGTACAATTGGTAACCTTACTCCTTCAGTAGATGCTTCAGTAAGTATTTCTGGTGTTGCTAGTACTTCTACAGTAAATACTACTACAGTTAATATTACAGAATCTTTAGGTAGTGTATCTGCTAGTACAACAGTTAACGGCAGTGGCGTATCAGTAAGAAGCATTAATAGAGTTCCTGTATTAGGCGTTAGTGCAACAGGAACAATTGCCCCGGTAGTTGCAGGTGGATTTGAAGTTGACCTTACAGAACCGTTAGATAGCGTTCAGGGAACAACTACACTAGGTACGTTACAAGTTAATGTTCGTAAAGTACTAACTGGTGTATCCGCAACAAATGCCGTTGGTACAGTAGAGCACAGCAATACTTATGCTCTTACCGGAGTTCAAGGCACATTTACAGTAGGCACTATAACTCCTAGTGTAAATACTAGAGTACCCGGTGTCGCTACAGCAACAGCAGTAAATACTTTAACTGTATCTGGACAAGGTAGTGTAAATATTGCAGGTATAGTTGGTACAATATCAATAGGAACGACTACTCAAAGTGCTACTTCTTTTGATTTTCAATCTCAAGCTAACCTATACAGTCCTACTAGAACAATTTTAATACCAAGGTCACTTTAATGTCTACTGTAGCTGAACGTACTGTGTTAATACCTTTTCAGAATAGAACAATATATATAGAAAGAAAATCTTCCTCAGAAGAACGTACTGTATATGTATCGGAGTTATACTAATGTCATACCGTTGGCCCATTAAAGATAAAGATGAAACGCTAGATTACAGTGTAGATTGGTCTAGGTTTTTAGATACTGCTACTCTTACTTCTGTTGTATGGCACGTTAAAACAGATAGCATTGGTAAAACTGTACTTGCTGCAGGACAAGATTTAACCACTGCTTCTGGCGGTTCAGTTACTGACAGTATACAAAATGTTGCTCAAACGACTACCAATACAGTAGCTACAATTAACTTAGCAGGCGGAGTTAATAATAGAGAGTATACTTTTACGTGTGCTATGACGGATAGTACAGGCAGTGTTGCAGAAAGAACAATCAAACTTAGAGTGAGAGAGAAGTAATCATATGGCATACAACTTTCTTGGATTAGTAAATGACATCAACAGACGATTGAACGAAGTAGAACTTACCTCTTCGAACTTTGCAGGTGCTACTGGCTTTTATGGTCAAGCAAAAGATGCTGTCACTTCTTCTATTAGATACATAAATCAATCACAGTATGAGTGGCCTTTTAATCACGTAGAACAGGAAGACACACTCTCTGTAGGTGTAACCCGTTATCCTTTTCCGGCAGATGCCAAGGTAATAGACTTTGATAGTTTTAGAATTAAACAAAGTTCTACTTTAGGTAACTCTACTGTTAAGCTTCCAATTATTTCTTATGAAGAATATCTTGACAAGCTTGTTGACCAAGAGTATAATAGCGAAGCTACAACAAACGGTCAAGGTGTACCACAAAGAGTGAGTCAAGCACCTTCACTAGAATATATAGTAACTCCAGTACCTAACCAAGCATATAGTATAGTGTATGAATACTACCGTATTCCTGTAGATATGGAACAACATGGTGATGTTCCGCCCATACCGGAAAGATTTAGACATATTATTGTGGATGGTGCTATGCACTACGCCTACTTGTTTAGAGGCAATACGCAGGATGCACTAGTCGCTAAAGAAAAGTTTGAAGACGGCATTAAGAGTATGCGCTCAATGTTGATTAATAGATATAGTTATTTACGTTCTTACCTTATTCCACAGAATACCGGTGGAGGCAGTAGGAATAACTCAAGGCTTCCTCTATAATGGATAAATGGCAAACCTACCCAGTAGAGTTTCGTGGTGGTTTAATAACTAACTTAAGCCCCTTACAGCAAGGGATAAACGCACCCGGCTCTGCTCGTATTCTTCGTAACTATGAACCATCTATTGAAGGTGGTTATAGACGTATTGAAGGTTATGATAAGTATGACAGTAGTATTATTCCCCCGTATGGTGAGCCTGTTGTACATGGAGCAAGTCAAACCGGGACTACCCTTATCTTAGGTGCTATACATACTTCTCCTGCAGAAGGTGATACATTTACAATTGCAGGTGTAGCAGGTACATATACAATTGCATCAGGTGGCGTTATATTTGATGCTACAAATAATCGAGTTACGTTAACACTAACAACGAGCCTTGCTACAAGCCCGGCAAATGCTGCGGTAGTTACATTTACAAGCACTGCTTCTAACTACCGTGCTATTGGTGTAGCAAGTTGGGAAGATAAAGTTATTGTTGCTAAAAATGCAGATGTGTTTAAAACAACAGGCAGCGGCTTTACAAAAATAAATACGTATGATTATGGTACTCCTCTTGTAAATGGAGCTAGTCAAACCGGAACAAGTTTAATTGTAGATGGCATTACTGGAATACCTCAAGCAGGGGATGTATTTAAGATTGCCGGAGTAGACTTAATATATACAGTAGTTACAGATGCTTCTGTATCTTCCGGTGCAGCAACCTTAAGTATTAATCCTGCGCTTGATAGTAGTCCTGCAGACGATGCAGTAATTACATTTATTTCTTTGAATAGAGAAAGTGCTACTAAAGTAAGATTTACACAGTATAACTTTACAGGCACAGATAAACTAGCAATAGTAGATGGGCATAATCCCCCTGCGCTATACGATGACACAGATTTTGTTGTATTAAATAGTGCCCCTTCGGATGTTGTAGGAGCTACTCATGTAATTAACTTTCAAAATGCTTTGTTCTTTGCCAAAGGAAGTGCTCTTTCTTTTACTGCTCCTTATGATGATGATGCTTTTGACGTAGCAGCAGGTGCAGGTTCTATTAATGTTAACGGTGTGATAACAGGACTTACTGTATTTCGTAATCAATTAATTATCTTTACAGAAAGACAGATACACCAACTAGTAGGTAGTAGTATTGCTAACTTTAATCTACAACCTATTACTCGTGACATTGGATGTCTTGAAGGTGACACTATACAAGAAATTGGTGGAGACGTAATGTTTCTTGCTGTAGATGGCTTAAGACTTTTAAGTGCCACAGACCGTATTGGAGACTTTGGATTAGCCGCAGTTTCAAAAGTTATCCAATCTAATATGACAGAATTTATTTCTACCAATACAGATTTTACTAGTTGTGTTATTAGGGAAAAGTCTCAATACAGATTACTTGGGTTTAATAATAACATTACACAAGAAAATGCTCAAGGTATTATTGCTACACAGTTTGCGGAACAAGGTGGTGCTAACACTGGCTTTGCTGAAACAAGGGGCATTAGAGCATATGTAGCTGCAAGTAATTATAACGAAGCTACTGAAGTTGTTGTATTTGCAAATGATGATGGCTATCTTTATCAGATGGAATCAGGTAATAGTTTTGATGGTGTAAACATTCAAACTACTTTTGCTACACCACACTTTCCAATGCAGGATGCTAGAGTACGTAAAACATTCTACAAGTTATTTCTTTACACAGACCCACAAGGAAGTGTAAATTTTGATGTAAGTTTAAAACTAGACTTTGATACACAAGGAACTATTCAACCTGCTCCAATTACATTCACAAATACTGGGGGTACTTCCGGTTTTTATGGAGAAGTAGTGTACGGAGAAGCCGTATATGGAGCAAAGCTATTAAAATTATTTGACTCTCAGATTATAGGTTCCGGTTTTGCTGTATCCTTTCAATTTGAATCTGACGGAACAGACCCCCCATACTCGTTAGATGCACTAACAACTGAGTATGCAACACACGATAGAAGGTAAATAAAATGGGTACAGGCTACACACGTAATGACACTAGTAACAATATTGCAGATGGCAATGTTGTCAATGCTTCAGACCTCGATGGTGAATTTGATGCAGTAGAATCTGCGTTTGCCACTTCGGGTCATACACACGATGGTACGGCAGCAGAAGGTGGCCCGGTTACTGTAGTTGGTCCGGCACAGGATGTTGTTGTTAGTGGTACTAATGTAAATCCTAAAACAACAAATACACTGGATTTAGGTACGGGGTCATTGCTCTATAAAGATGCTTACTTACAAGGCAATATAACTGTAGGGGGTACAGTAGATGGTCGTGATGTTGCAGCAGATGGTACTAAATTAGACGGTGTAGAAGCAAGCGCAGATGTTACTGACACAGCTAATGTTACTGCTGCAGGTGCTTTGATGGACTCAGAGCTTACAGACCTTGCAGGAGTTAAAGGTGTTACTATTTCAACACTTCAAGTAAAACCCTCTGAAGGTGCGTTTGTTGACGGTGATAAAACTAAGTTAGATGCTATTGAGGCTTCTGCAACAGCAGACCAAACTGATGCTGAAATACGAGCCGCTGTTGAAGCTGCTACTGACAGTAATGTTTTTACAGATGCTGACCATACAAAGTTAAATGGTATAGAAGCAAGTGCAGATGTAACTGATACAACGAATGTGACCGCAGCAGGTGCGCTAATGGATAGCGAACTTACAGACCTTGCAGGAGTTAAGGGTGTCACTATATCTACATTACAAGTCAAGCCAAGCGAGGGTGCATTTGCTAATGGTGACAAGACTAAACTTGATGGCATAGAAGCAAGTGCAGACGTTACTGACGCTACCAATGTAACAGCAGCGGGTGCGCTAATGGATAGTGAGGTTACTAACCTTGCACAAGTAAAAGCATTTAATTCTGCTGATTATGCCACAGCAGCACAGGGAACAACAGCGGATGCAGCACTGCCAAAATCAGGCGGTGCAATGACAGGTGCAATTACAACAAACAGTACATTTGACGGGCGTGATGTTGCGACAGACGGTGCAAAACTAGACGGTATTGAAGCAAGTGCAGATGTTACTGATGCCACAAACGTAGCCTCCGCAGGGGCGGCAATGCTGACAGGCGGTACATTTACAGGTGATGTTACTGTAAACACTGTTTTAAATGTCCGTACAGCCATTGACCTTGCCGATAATGATATTCTAAGATTTGGTACTGGTGATGATTGCGAGTTTTTCTGTAACGGCAGTCATATGTACACTGACCTTAATAGTGGTATAGGTAATTGGTACATTCGGGATGGCTCAACCACAAGATTTACTTTTGATGATGACGGCAGCTTTACTGCAACGAGCAATATTACAGCGTATTCAGACCTTAAACTTAAAGACAATCTTGAAGTAATACCAAATGCCTTACATAAAGTGTCACAATTAACAGGTTATACTTATGACCGTATTGATATGGATGGTGTAAGACAAAGCGGCTTAATTGCCCAAGATGTACAAGAAGTATTGCCAGAAGTAATTGTCAATAATGTTGACCCTGATAGCGGTGAGGAAACACTTTCATTGGCATACGGTAACATGATTGGATTGCTTGTTGAGGCAGTAAAAGAATTAAAAGCAGAAGTTGAAGAACTAAAAGGTAAGTAAGCATGGCTTTACAAACTTCAGGTACAATTACCCTTGCGCAAATACAGACAGAGTTTGGCGGCTCTAATCCGATAAGTATCAATGAATATTATCGTGGCGGTGCAAATGTACCAGATACAGCAGCAAACAGCGGAATACCAACATCAGGCACAATTAGCCTAGATGATTTTTATGGTGGTGATGCTACACCTCCCACACCAACAGGTACATTCAGTGCGGCTAACTTTACGTCACAAACAAACCTAGTTCGTTCTACATATTACTACAGTAATAATTTGACATTATCTGTCACTAATGAACCAATTACTGTTTCGGTGACTGGACTTGCTTCACCTACAATACAGAAAAACAGCACAGGTACATTAGCATCTTCGTTATCTTTTAATGATGGTGATACTTGTCGTATAAGAGGTTTAACGCCGTCTACTTACAGCACAAGTAGAACCTTTACAGCATCTATGACAGGTGACAGTGCGACATTTACCGTTACAACAGGGGCAGCCCCCGGTGGCGGTGGTGGCGGTGGTAAGAAATGTTTGGCTCTTAATTCTCCTGTAGTTATTAAAGGAGTAGACGGTGCGGCTGACCGTGTTGCGACAGTTGCTGATATTTCTGTAGACGATAGGCTAACTGCATTTACTGAACCTACAATGCTTGATGAGGACAATCCTAATTGGGCTGATTGGACAATAGCCAATCTAGATAATGCTTCAGAGACTACCTCAAGAGTTGTTAAGTCAACGCCTTACATAGTCGGTGAGTGGATTAGAGTTAATGGACAGCTTGAGTGTACAGTACCACATCCATTCCTTGTTTACCGTAATTCTATATGGCATTGGATGACAGCAGGTGAGCTAGTCGTAGGTGATGAACTTCTTGGTCAGGGTGATACTAATATTTCTGTAACCAGTGTTGAGAATATGACAGGTACACTTGAGGTTATTAATGTTGGGGTTGAAGCTATAGATACTTATTACGCAGGTATGATTGATGGTGTCTATATACTGAACCATAACAAGTAAGGAATTGAAATGCTATATTGTGGTGGCGCACCTAAATCAGGTACAAACTTACTTCTAAAGGCTATCAGTCTATTTTGTACGGATGAAGTTAGAAAACACCATTACGGATTTTATAAGCCTTTCCCTTATGAGGATAAGCCTCATCCGCAAGTACAGATTATACGAAATCCAAGAAATACGCTGATAAGTTGGGTTCGTTTTAAGAAGCTACCTAGAAATGATTTTACGATTATTAAGAGTATGGATTTTACTATTGATTATATGAATGAACACTTACCTTGTATTACTGATGACAGGTGGCATACGGTCAGGTTTGAAGAGTTACTGAGTGACCCAAAGGTTATAGAAGGTATTGGGGATTATCTTGGGGTGACTCCTATAAAAAATCATTTTGAAAAACTGTGGGGCGGTACTGAAACTTTTACTGGTGACTTAACCAAATGGAAAGATTGGTGGACAGAAGAAGTGGATAAAGCTTGGACTGACAAGGGTGGAGTTGAACTTGAGCTTGAAATGGGCTACATTAATACTTAGGATAATAGTATGGAAATGGCTGATTTAATTGATGCGCTGTTAGCAATTATTGTTACTGTTGGCGGATGGTGGGCATCAAACACTTCTCGTGAACAGAAGAGACTAGAAATACTTCTTAATAAAACAAGAGAAGAGTATGCTACTAAGTATGAACTTAGAGAAGACATGAATCGTGTTATGGATGCTATCCATCGTGTCGAAGATAAATTAGATAAAGTATTAAGTAGGGACTAAATAAATGGCAGCATTTAAAGCATTTAAGCCAAGCGGCATGGAGAAGATAGCACGGTCTATGGGCTACACAGGTAACATGAATACCTTTGGTGATTACTTAGCACAAGACCCCATGCGACAAAATCAAATGAATGAGTACACTAATCGTGCTATTCGTATGGCACGTGGCGGACTTGCTATGGAAGCGGGTGGTATGGTTGGTCAATTTGGAGATGGCGACTATGGCGGTATAGCAGGAACAGTACAACCATCTGTCCAGAGTGTGACTCCTGCAGTAGAACCAACGGGTACAGTAACAGGTGGTGGTATTGGTGCTGCGTTAGGTAATTATGGTAGCAATTTAGCAAATGCAGAACCTGCTCCTACAAATGTATCTCGTACATTTACAACTGGTCAAGCACCTGTACCTATACAAACAATACAACCTTTAGCCGATGGTTCTGCACCTACAATAGGCGATGTTTCAGCACAGCGTATGCAACAACCGGGACTACCTGTAGGCGGTGTTGCTGTTGCTCAGGGTATTACACAAACTCCCGGACAAATAGTAGACCCGACTCTAGGTCAGGTACAGGGTGCAGTAGCTGCTCCTATAACAAGTGCTACTACTTCATTCGCACAAGCCCCGATAGAAACAGATGCTAATGTAACTCAAGCTGTCACTGCTGCTCCTGCAGTAGATAGTGCTTTAAACGCTGTACAAGCCGCACAGGGAACCGTTAGCCCTGAAGCTAATGTAATTGCTGCACAGCAAGCTGCCACCTCTGTAGGGGACGTTACAGCAGCACAGGGTAATGCTATATTAATGGACAATCCTGTACAAAGAGAAATACAGCAAGGTGAACTTATCAGTGGAAGTGCAGATGCACAAAAAGCTGCTCAGTTTACTGAACAAGTACAGGCTGCTCAAGCTACTCCTTCTGATAAAGCTACTATACAAGGTCAGCTAACAGAGTTAATGGATGACTTTGATGATGGTAAAACTCCTGCATGGGCTGCAGGTGCTATGCGTAAAGCTACACAAGCTATGGCTGCTCGTGGGTTAGGCTCATCTAGCTTGGCAGGACAGGCTGTTATTCAAGCAACTATGGAAGCTGCTCTTCCTATTGCACAAGCAGATGCTTCTGTTCAGGCACAATTTGAATCACAGAACTTGTCAAACAGACAGCAACGTGCTATGCTAGCTGCACAACAAAGAGCAGAATTTCTGAACATTGAGTTTACTCAAGACTTCCAAGCAAGAGTACAGAACTCAGCACGTATTGCTGATGTAGCCAATATGAACTTTACTGCGGAACAACAAGTAGCTCTTGAGAATAGTCGTGCCGCCAACACTATGAACCTTAATAACTTGTCCAATAGACAAGCAGTAGTTATGGCAGAAGCTGCTGCCTTAGCTCAAATGGATATGGCTAACTTAAGTAATCGTCAGCAAGCTGCAGTAATGAACGCACAAAACTTTATGCAGACAGACATGGCTAACTTGTCTAACAGACAGCAGACGGAGACGTTTAAAGCACAACAGCGTGTTCAGTCTTTGTTTACTGACCAAGCTGCAGAAAATGCCTCTCGTCAATTCAATGCCTCTTCACAAAATCAAGTTGACCAATTCTTTGCTAACTTAGCTAACAATGTATCACAGTTTAATACAGCACAGGCAAATGGGCAGGCACAGTTTAATGCCGGACAAGCTAATGTAATGGAAAAGTTTAATGCTGAAATAAATAATCAGCGTGACCAATTCAATGCTCAGAACCAATTAGTAATTGCTCAGAGTAATGCACAGTGGCGTAGGCAATTAGCTACAGCAGATACAGCAGCAATTAATCGTGCTAACGAAGTCAATGCACAGAATGTGCTTAATGTATCTACTCAAGCGTATGCGAACATGTGGCAGATGTATAGTGACACACTGGAGTGGGCATGGACTTCAGCGGAAAACTCACAAGACCGTATTAGTGCTATGGCTATTGCAGAAGTAGATGCCGCTATGCGTGAGAGAGTTGCCGGTGAGCAAGCCTCGTCAGCAGCGGGTACTGCTATTGGGGCTTTGATTGGACAACTAGGTTCTGCTTACATAGAATCAAAATTTAAAGGAACACCATAACACATGTTAGATAAATCAAATCCTGCAGCAGCAGCATACTTACGTATGGACATTGAGAACCTACCAGAAGATAAGCCAGAAGAAAAAAACACAGGCTTACTACGTAAACCTTCCAGTGCTAAGTCATCTGGACTAGACTTAAATAATCCTGCTGTTCGTGTTGGAAAACAAATGCAAGTTATTAGAAAATATAAGAATGAAATTAATGAAAAAAAACGGTTAGAAGAAGAAGTAAAAGCACAATTAGAGCGACAATCACAAAACGTTACACCATCACCTTATGGTGAACTTAACAAAGATGACCCAACGTCATATCGCTCTGACGGTTCTATGAAGGGGTGGGGTTTCTTTGGCCCTATAGCTAATGAAGTTAATGGGGGTGGCCCTTCTACTGAGATAACTGTAGGAGTGGAAATAGACGGAAAAGAGATGGAGATACCCTCTATGTCTGAAAGTCTTACAAAAGACCAGCTTGACAGGCTTTTATCACTTGACCTCAAAAAAGATAGAGTTCCAATGGATATTGTTAGAACAGCACAGAAAGACGCAGTGCGTAGGCTCAAGGCGGGGTTACCTGTTTTTGCCACGAAAGAAGAAGAGGGTAAAACCCCGAGGCCCCAACATCCTAACAATCTTAATAGGTGATGACTTTGAAAAATCAAATTAGAAAATATAGGAATAAAATTAATGGCACTTCTAACTGATGAACCCATCTTTGACCGCCCCATTCCGGGACAATCTCTTACTGCAGAACTAGGCGGTAGACCGTGGCAAAGTCCACCTCAGTATAGTACTATAGATGAGGTAATGGATTTTTATATGGAGCGTATGTCTTCAGAAGAATTTATGCTGCAGGCTATAGACATACTAGAAATGGGTGTCCCTGTAACAACATTAGCTAATACAATTCAAATGGCAAATGTTATGGAGGGTGTGCATACTTTAGATGTGAGTATGCTTGCTCTTCCATTAATAATGGAAATGCTTATGCTACTTGGTGATAGTGCAAACATAGAATACGATACAGGTTTAGAGGATAAAAATCCTAAGACTAGAGATACTTTACTTACTAAGCTTGCCTTGCAGTATCAAGATGTAATAGATGAAGCTGACTTAGCACCTAATGTAGACGATGATGAAGACAAAAAAGATATGCAAGAAGAAGTTAAAGAAGAGACTTCTGGCTTGATGTCAAGGAGAGACTAATGGGATTATTTGGTGGTTCATTTGCTACAGGTTTAGCAACAGGTTTAGCTACATCAGTAGGCGAAACAATATCAGATGACAGGGTGAGAAGAGAAGCTAGGCTTGATAAGCTTAGAACATTCTACGAAACTCGTCAGGTTCAAGAACAAGATAGAGCTAAAGCAGAAGACAGGAGAACACAGAAACATCTTGAAAGATTAAAGAATGAAACGGGCGCAGGTGCGGCAGAAGTGGTTGCACTATATAAAGGGCTTGGTGGCGATAATGATAGATTAGATACTCATTTTAATATAGTAGACCAAAATAAAGCTGATGGAGGAACTACATTTAGCTATACAGACATGTTGAAAAACAGTGGAGTAGACTTTTCTCAGTACGGTAACTTTACTATGCAAGATGCTCTGGATAATTTTAGATACGAGATATCTGACGTTGATGCTAAGTTTACAGAAAGTCCTAGCTTTCTTACTGCTATTGGTCTTGGCCTTGATAAGG